CCGGCACGTCATCACCCCTGCCTCATCAACATAGGGCGTGGTATTTGTGATCTTCTCTTCGAGTTCAAAATCTACATCAGCACGCGCGACTCCATTACTATCAATCGTCTGCCACTCGTCAGTATTATGATTATAGACCTGTAGGTAGACAGGCGAGAGTGAGGGAGCAAGATCAGAGTGCCCTTCCCACTCAATTTGTCCTTCTTGTGCTGTACCGATAAAATTCTTGAATTGATGAAGCATATATGAGAGGGCTGCTTCCTGCGGTACCCCAATATCATTTCGCCGTGAAACATTCTCCTCCTCTTCCCCGGTATAGAGGTTTTCTAAATCATTAGTTGAGACAGGAAGGGTGACCTCATCTCCTCGTGAGTAGTGACTGTAGCCAATACTAGGCGACGCCGAAACAGAAAGCGAGACTGAGGCAGACGGCGAGGACGAGAGTGAGCTTGAAGGAGAGATTGAAGCAGAGGGCGAGATACTAATTGATGAGGAGGGGGAAACAGAGCGGGAGACGGAACGCGAGACACTGCTACTGGGAGAAACAGAACGGGAAACAGATGATGAAGGAGAAACAGAACTGGACGGTGACTGCGACGCTGAGGGCGAGACGGAAGGGCTCACAGACGAGGACGGTGAGGTATCGGTATAATCAATGGTTAATTTTGGCCTATTCCCGGCCGTTGCATCGTCTGAGGAGTAAACGAAATAACGATCATTTGATTCAGTATCGACTTTGATTAAGAAACCGTTATTCGTAAACGATCCCCCGGAAAGCATATCCTCAAGCATTTCCGCATCAAGGGTGAAGGTCTTATCCGTATTAATACTATCCGTCGTATTAAAGGTCGTTGAAGCAATCTCAGTCGCGTCGCGATCAGTCGTCGTATTCCCGATCCCGGCCGTCGCCCAGTTATCCCCAGTCGTTGCTTTATTCCAGGTAACTTCACTCTCGCTCCACGCGCGTTTCAAGCGGTACAAACGAACCGTCCTGTTATTCGTCGCGCGGAATGATCCTGCTTGCCACAATTTGAGCGTTAAGGTTGCGGAATTAATAATTGCCCCGGCAGGAATGGCCGAGAGATCGAACTGAAGGACGGCTCGCGCCTGCGTTATGCCATCTGAGCTATCAAGGCCAAAGTTTATATGAACTGAGGTTGGATCATTGGTCGTTGCGAGGTTCCCGTAGATTGTCGCGTCTTTCCCGGCTGAGGCATCGGGTTGAATTACTTCTATCGGCATACCCTTAAGGATAGGCTATAGAAGACTTACAATGCAAGGAGATCCCATCCGTCAATCTCGGAAACATACTTTTCTGTCCATCCACGCGTATACTTCTCGTTACGAAACTGCTCTTTATTCCACCTGCTCGGTGTCGCGTTATTCTCATGCCTGATATCAAGATTGGGAAACTGTGAGGAGAAGTTCTCTGCTTTCAAATTATCAACGCGCAACTCTCTATTATGCGTTCCCGGTTCATGCCCCATTTCGCGTACGTACTTATCAAAATCAACCTCACCATAGAGCGAGTTATTAAACACCGTTTCAAGTATGTCTACTCGTTTTTTATAATGCGTAAGAAGTGTTTCCCGGTAGGCAACGAGTCCTGACAACTGCTGAAGATCATCGCACCACAGACTATGACCATCTGCAAGCCTCACCCGCCATACATTCGTATTGTAGTAGTACGTGTCCTTTTTGGGAGGAATAAAGTCAAAGTGTGACGGGTGATACATCACATCGTGTTCTGCAAAGTAGATGATATCGGCCGTACTCTCTTCAAGCCCTGCTAAGATCTGTTTCGCCATCGTCAAATAGCCACGCTTAGCTTTCATATAGATTCTGTTATTCCCAAAATTCATTGGTTTGAGTGAAACAGCGGTAATGGGGATATTGGCTTTGAGTAGTTGGTTCTTCACCGCATGGCCTAAGCGCACCGGGACTCGATTATCAGTGTAGAAGAGTATCTGCTTACTAGGCTCAAGTTCTTTCTTTACTAGTTCGTGAACTATATTATTTTGTTTAATCTTCTCCATTCCTATATCGACAATATTCTTCTCGTCGTGCCACTCGGGAACCGGATAGAATTTATCAAGCAGCCATTGAAAGGTATGTTTCGCCTGTGGCCATTTGTCCTGCATGAAGAGTTCCCGGGAATACTCCCGTGCATGCTCAATCTGTGACTGCTTCTGCCGATACGGAAAACCAAAGTCGCCCCCCTGTGTTCTAAACATATGCGCATACCAGGTATCATGATTACAGACGACCCGCCCTCCTGATAGCCACGTTTTACAGGCAACCTCAACCCCCTGCTGCCCCCATGAGCCGAATTCCTCGTCACAAATATTGAGCTCCCAGTACTTATCCCGTGTTAGCAAGAAGCACGATCCTTGGATAGAAAGTGTCTCGGTCAACCCGTCATGGAGTTCCGGTTTGCCTGCGTCGCGCTTCCGGAATTCATTAAAGTACTGGAAGTGAAGTGTTTTATCAAAGCGAAATGAGGTAGACTTAGGAGAGTCTTTTGCTTTCCAGACCACTTCCCGCTTCATTTGTCCTCCACACTTTTCGCATTTCTCCGGTGTTGGTCCTTGATAGATTCTGTGACCACAACTAACGGCCACCATGTCAATTGAGAGTTCAGAGGGATCTTTTTTACCAATGCACACCCAGTCAAAGGCATGGAGGTTTCGCATCACAGGCACCATGGTATAGTTGTCCTGCATTTTGGCAAGTAGCTTTACGTCAAAGCCCTCGTCCAGTGCGCAGTGTGCATCAAGCTTCATTACGTATTTCGCATTGGAAAGACGACACAGCTGATTCGTCATGCCACGCTGTCCTAAGGAAACAGGGGAATAGAAAATAAGCACGTCCGGGTGATCGGGAATAGCAGGGTCGGCCCATTGTCCGTCAAGCCCTACAATAATCTGCGTCTTCCCCTGCTTGTTTTTTAATAGATCTTCAACGGTACGGGAAAGAAACATTTCGTTTCGCGCCGGGATGAGGATAGACAGATCGTAGTGTTTCATTCTATATTGGGGTTTTTCGTATCATTCGAATGCGTGGCAACCGGTTCTTTCGATAAGTGATACGCTCGACACTTCGGACAGCGATCTTTTCCCATCTCGTGACAGTGGCAGTAACAAATGTTATTTACCTTATCCATTAACGCCTCCAAAGAGTAATCCTAAGACGATAAGGACAATACCCAAAGTAATCGTCACTTCTTTCTTCGGAATATACCGTGACAGGATAATTATTCCTGCTAAGACTAACGAATTAAATAATTGTACAAAAGTTTCTAAGCTCATTTTTCCTCCTTTCCGTCGATCCATTCTTTATTCTTTTCTAAAATCGCACGCGTAATCTTCGGTTCGTACCCGAACGATTCAGCGAACGCACACCACGCGTAAACATCTTTCGGAATACACTTACTATTAAATCCCCTTTTATCAGCATAAATAAAACTCCACCATAGATTAAATCGTGGATCATCACCATACACAGCATCACGTATTGCATAATAATCAACTCCTACCTTCTCGCAAACGTCGTAGAGCTCTTGACACTGCGCAACTTTAAAGGCAATCGCGCGGTTCTCAGATAGCTTCACTATCTCAGCTTCAAGTAAACTCATCTGACGGATGCGTACATTAGCATTGTATACCTGAGTATACAGATTAATCAACTCGCGCCGTGCTCCTTCATAACCGCCAATAATAAGAAATCGCGTTTCTTTCGTATCGAGGAGCGGATGCTGTGGGGTCTCGCCTAAATATTCCGGTTGAAAGACAATGTTTTTATTAGACTTATGTCGCCATAACTCACAGTCTCCCGGATTAACCGTACTACGAATAACAATAAGGGGTGTTTCTAACCACTCAATACACTCTTCAACGGCTGAGGTGTCGAGTTTCCCCTCACCTTTTCCGCTCGGATCGTCTAAATAATCACCATAAGTCCTATTCGGCGTTGGCACACAGATAAACGCAACGTCGCACTGGTTAATTAGTTCTTTATCATTTGTAAATTTCGGCGTACCTTGAAAATCTTTAAATGCTTCTGCCGTGTTCCTCACATACACCAACGCATCCGGAAATAAATCCTGCATAGCCTTACCTACCCACCCATTCCCAATAATTGCGACTTTTTTCATAACACTTCAGGAAGCAGTATCCAGTCTTCTGCCTCAACATCACCTAAGCTAATCTGCCAGGTGTGAAACTTTCCAAAGCGATAGATGGAGACCCATTCATCACGAAGCAGACAGTATTCCTCGGTATTATTCCACGCAAGGCGCGTGATCTTTCGCCCGTTGAGCAGTTCCTTAAACGCATCAATAAAGAGATACCGTGCCGGTGCTTCCCGGTGTGGAACAGGACTTTGTGAAGCCATTTTGCTTTCTTCTGGATTATCCATGGGTTATTAACTCCCTTGCTTTCTTCGATATTGATTTATCAATTGTTACCGCAAGTGCTCTCATCGCAGTGTGCACCCCATCAATCTTCTGTCGCATTTCAGCTTTGGAATCGGGATCAACATGTATCGTATAGTCTTCCACGTCATTTAAAAGCGGATGGATATTTTTATTTATCTGTCCGAATTTCACCGCTATTTTATCGTTCCAATACTGCAGCTTTGTACTATTCATGAACGGATACTCCTGACTGATGATGAGGAGGCACTTGACCGCCGTCTCTTCTCGATATACTCATCAATTGCTCGTCTGATATGTTCTGATCGATCGAGTTCCCCCATCGCGCTCAATGCATCGATCTGGGTTTGAGGCAGAAGGACGTGGACGCGAATCATGTGTCTATTATGCACATGCCTTCTCTTCCGTGTCAAGCGGTTGGTTTCACATAAAACCACGAGCGGGTATTCTCGCGCAGTTCTCCGGGTAGTTTGTCTTTTCGTCCCAAGATAAAGAGTGGAGATAGCCGGTACGCATCCATATACGCATGAATCGCATAGGGCACTTGCTTTAGGTTCTGCATATTGTGACTTTTTATATAGTCGTGTCCTGAGACGATCCCGCCGGGTCTCACTTTTCTTTGCCATGAGGCAATATCATTCACGACCTCAGTAAATTCATGATTTCCATCGAGGTAGACAAAGTCGAGTGATTCGTCGGTAACATCTTTTGCTACCTCAGTGCTATATCCTTTAATAACTAAAGAACGCGTGCCATACGGTCTAAGTTTTTCTTTTGCCTCTTCATATAACACATCCATTTGCGCCTGTGTCATATGATCACGATACCCCGTATACTGCGCCCATGCATCGACTGAGATGAGTTTTAAGGCAGGGTTCGCTCGCAAAAGGATATCTGAGTATACCCCGCGCTCAACGCCTATCTCAGCCCCACACGTAAAGCCGAGTTCTGCGAGAAGAACAGCGAATGTTTCCCGTGAGGTATTCGGGATCTCATAGAACCGCTTCCCCGGTTCTAGGTTATACTTATTTAATATGTATTCTAATGTGTTCATATCTTTATTTCTTCCTCACCTGCTCGATTAGCTCCGGTGTCCACGTCGGGACAGGTGAGAAGCGTTCAATCAGCCAAGCAAGATCGTACTTTGCTCCACTCCATTTATTGTTAAACCACAGATCGTCACAGTACTTCTCGCCTGCGATCATCGTCTTCTGATTTAAATAGTACATTCGGCCGTACTGTTTGCCCTTATGTAAATGCGCGTACCAAGTGTGTTTATTAATCATCACTTTTCCTCCACCCAGCCACGTCTTAAGCCCCAACTCCTGCGCTTCCCGGACAAACGAACCGTATCCTTCTACCTGCATTCCGCCGAGTGTTTCCCAGAAGTGTTTCTTCGTCATAAACCAACATGAGCCCTGAAAAGACATATTCTCATCAATCATATATTCCGGTTTATCGAGTCGTTCAAGAATACGCTCAGTCCAGATCGATCCTTTCGCTCCCTGATATTCAGGAGATCCGAGGAATTCGTAATCAACGTCCGGTTTTCCAACATCTTTGACCGCCCACGCCTCAGCATCGAGTCGCTTTCGCCTTGGGATGGAGATCCAGTTTCCTTCGAAATGATGCATCTTAAGGAGTGTGTCAAAGCCCTTGTCATACATGCAGTGTGCATCAGACTTAAGTAAATACTCGCCCTTAGCAATTGCAGCAGCTGAGTTGATCCCCTCACGCATGCCTTCTGCTTCTCCTTTATGCAGGTACATCACCCGGTCATCTTTGATAATTTCCTGTGCCGGTGGCCAGTAGCCGTCAAGGACAGCGATAATTTCAATGTCACCGGTGGCATTTTCAAGGAGTCCTGTAATCGTTTTATAGAGGAAAGGTTCATTGCGCGCGGGGATAATAACGGAGACTCTACCCTTAATGTGCATATATCACACATATTACTCTACGAAAAACCGCTATGTCAACTAGGAGGGGTTTTATACCTCAGGGAATGACGGGGAGGCAGAAAGCGAGCGACTGACTGATGATGATGGAGACGTAGAACTACTCGGTGAGCGTGAGGCTGAAGGACTCTGTGATGGCGAGACGGAGCGTGAAGCAGAGGCAGACGGCGACTGCGACGCTGAGGGACTGACTGACCGGCTCGCACTCGCTGAGGGACTGACTGAGGCAGACGGTGAGACAGAAGCAGATGGACTCTGTGACGGTGATGCGGAGCTAGACGGTGAGACCGAGCGACTAAGTGAGGCAGACGGTGAGCGAGAGATTGAAGCAGATGGACTCTGCGAGGCAGAGGGTGACTGTGATGAGATCGCCGTTTCAGGAAGCTGTGACCATGAAGCAGAGCTAGAAGTACCTACATTGACATACAGGTTTCGTCCGTTTCGATCTAAGTCCCTGAAGAATGCCCCTTTTCGAAAACCTGAATAGCCGGTTGGAAGGGTATTTCCTTCAGCTTCCAGTATTAACCCATCACTATCATATCTGAGGACAGCATTATCAATATACCGCTCAACGGCGGTGAGGAACGCAATCTCTGTTGCCGTGCGAGACGCAGCGGGAATAGCGACAATACGATCAATCTCGTCCTGTGTGGTTTTTGGTAGCTGTGTTTTAAGTTCGAATGATGCCATAAAAAAAGCCTCTTTCCATTAAAGCCTAAGTGCTTAGATAAAGTTTAGGCTTTAAAGCTTAAGGCTTTAAGATACTACAAATCACTCTGGTTAGAGAGTGAATGTAGCGAATAATTCTGCTGCTTGGTGTCGGCGTGGATCGGTGATTTTTGAACCGTAGACGAAAAGATCTTTATATGCTGAACCAAAGTTGCCGTCAATGTCTTCTTCGATTCGAGCGTCAAGAACTTTCTCGGCGAATGTCTGCCAATTTCTATGACCGGCGATAATGTGGTATCCGTCAGTATTGTTGCCAGCCAGTCTGTTTGAGACGAAGACTTTAAAGCCTTGGAGCATGGTGATCATGCCTTTTTTCACTAATTCCTCATAGACGCCTGGGACATGCAGGGCAATTCCTGATGCTCGGACAAGAACGTCTTCAAATTCCGGCGGGACGATTAAGAAACGATCATCAGACGGGACAGCATTCAAACCATACTGTTCAACTGAATCAAGTCTTAATTTCAGAAGGGCAACATATTGGAGTAAGTTTGTCGTCGTTAAGGCAATCGGGGTTGCTGCTTGGATTGTAAAGTCTGTACTTGCTGCGATAGCACCACCGGTATACTGTGAGGCTACATCATCCAGATCGTCTTCGATCACAATGTGTGTCGTATCAGTAAAGGTCTTCACTCTGTACCATTGTGTATGACCAACTGTTTTAAAAGGTTTTCCAACCATTGCTGAGGTGAATGTCGTCCCGTTTCCGGTTACATTTCCACTTGAATCAATTTCACAGTCACCGGTTGTATAGTCGGTACCAACTCTATTCCCGGCTCCAACATCTGCATGCTTTGAGAGCATGAAGGTTTCCATATTTTTGCGTCGCTCATTGGCGACCTGCGTTACAATTGTAGGATGCGGATCTTTAACATATGAAAGCCAGTTATCAAGCGTCATTTCTTTCCAATAGAACGCTTTATATTGGTCGATAACGAGTTGTGAATTGTTTTCAGTTAAGGAATCAGCGGTGAGGTCTGATCCGTTATAGGTCTTTTCTGATACGCGGTCAAAATTGAGGATATTAAGTTTAGAACCAACGGCGTTTATTTCGCCCTGGTAGTCGCGGTTTACGACTGAATCGGTGAGGTCTTTGTTATATACCTCTAACATGAGTTTCTGTGAAAATCCTTGTGCTATTGTTGCTGCTCTGGATGCCATATGTTTATTGTGTAAGGTCTCTGTCTTACTGATCTCTTACCGGATCATTAAGTATTGCTTACAAAGTAAGTATGATTTACCGAAGACTTACGTGTCAATAGATGAGATTTTCGCAATTTATATTCAAAAGTTGACACGTGACAATAGCAAATATTATAGTGGGTGACATATGCTATCGATGAAGGACAAGAAACAGATGCAAAAACTGCACTATCAGAGACGGTGGAACTTTGCCAAAATCGGAAGTTTTTATGGTGTTACCCGGCAACGCATCGGTGTTATCTTTCAAACCATTACCGCGCTTACTCCCCTTTTTGACCGCTGTGATAATTGTGACGATGAGGATGCAGAAATACTGTACTACTTAGATGGGAATAGTACTAATACCACCCCTGAGAACCTAGCGGTGATCTGTCTTCCATGCGTGATACTGGTTGATAAGAGGCGACGAAGGAGGGCAAGGCGGGGAGCTAGATCATAGCGATCTTGCCTGCTTGCAGTAGTCTTTTATACTCGCTGTAGTTTGACTTCATTAACTTCTGTGCCTCATCAAGCGGAATCTTATCGTCTTTCGGCTTTGGTGTTGCATGCGTTGCTCCCCCGCCGGTCTCAAACATTTGTCCGGTCTTTGGTGGTTCTTGTGCTTTTTTCTTCGCCTGCCTGAAAAGGAAGGACTCAACGAGTAAACCGAAGTCAGATCCATTCAACTTCTTATCACTCGCAAATGATTTAAACTCCTCCATCTTCCCTTCAAGATCGGGGTTATCAATAAGGGTCTGGGGATCGTCAGTGAATGCCTCGACCTTATCTACCCACTGATCGATCTTATATTGTTCTTGTGAGGCCTGGTTAATGTGCTCCCGGAAGCGTTTATTAACGAATGTTTCCTTAGCTAACCGCTGCTCGGTATTCGTCATATCCTCCCAATCGCTAAACTCTTTTTTTAATTCGTCTTCTGTGGGTTCTGGGAGACTATTTGCCTGAACAATTGCCTCATTCATCTTGGCATTATTCCGGTACAGCTTATTTGCTTCCCGCGTTGATTCTTTATACCGCTCCTCAGTGGTTGGTTCGTCCTTCTTCTCTTCTTTCTTTTCCTCAGCGGGAACAGTCTTTTTCTCCTCGGGGGTCTCGTCGTCCGGTTCGTCCGGTTTTGTCTCAACTGTTTCTTCCTCTTTGTTCTCGTCTGGAGTATCTAAGGCGTCAAGGGTGGGAGCGGGAGTACTATCGGTATCTTTCTGCTCATCGACCGGCATGGTCTCGAGTTCTTTGGTGGTTTTCTCGATATTCTCTTTTAATTGTTCAGGGGTAGGTTTTACGTGATCGGTCATAGTATCGCTATCGTCTCTGGTCATCCCAGAGGTTTGATGCTCCTATTTATATAGTGTTATTCTTCGTCGCCGTCATCGGTGACTTGATTTGCTGGGTGATCGACTTCTTTCGGCACTGTATCGGTAATCTTTGTTTCATCCGGGTTTACCCGTTCCGGATTCTTGTCTTTAAGAATATGCTTGAGTCTTTCCTGACTTCTTTTCCCGATATACCCTCGTCTCGCACGAAGAAACGCTTTATCCGTTTCGGTCAGATCATTCAGATCCTTTTCAAGGATCATTCGTAGTCGCTCTTCTGCTCGCTCGTTTATCGGTTGACTCATAACTATTTAAGTATGCACAATAAAAAACTGCCGTGTCAAGTGATTACTTTGCCACATTTCGCAGGGCTTTTTCGAGTTGTTTCTTGGCCTTATCGGGAGCTGTAAGGAATGATTCAAGCGTCATATAGTTTTTCAGTCGTCCTTTTAATAACAAATCTTTTTCCGGGGCATTGTCATACTTTACAATTTCGTTCTCGACTGAGTCACGAAGCATATGGATATATTCTTTAAAGTCGTCCAGCGTGAGGGAGCGTTTCTGCACCGTATCGAGCATCTGACGAAACGTTTCTTTCTCGTCAACGGACATATCCTCATACTTGACCCCGTTCGTATCGATATTAAATAACTTTGCTAATTCATCCATAGACTATTGACCGCTGGGTAATCCTAATGCAGGTTGTGGTAATTGTTTCGGCTGCATTGAGGGATCAACGGGCATACCGGGGGCTTCAATTCCCTGTCCTACCATAGAGAGCTGCATCTGTTGCTTCATCTCCTCAAACTCCATTGCTTCATTAATCTTTTCCGGTGAGAAGTCAGCAAACTCTAAGACCTTTCGCCGATGCTCATCTACCACGACGGGGTTATCCGGCATGTTCATCTTGGCAATATCCATTTTCTTTAGTGATTCTAAGTCCTTTGCATCTTTCTCGTCCTGTGTCCAGACTTGGCAAATATACCCCAACTCACTCTTCCAATCATCCGGTGCAATCTCGCGGGTATAGATGTCATTGGTGATTCGTCCTTTCTTATGCACTCTGACTGCGGTTAATTTGTCCGATGCTCCTTCAATCAGTTTGACAAACTGCTCACCACGTTCTTTCCACGCTGGCGTATAGAATTTACTTGTTCCCTTCACGCGTTCTTTCGCCTCAACGAGCGCACGGTCGATCTCGCCTAATGTTTTATTCCCTGACTCAACGACTCCCTGCTGCGTTGCTGTGGCACCCGAGGCTTTCTCAGAAAGCGAGATAACAAAATTCACTTCATCCATTGACTCGGAGAGTTCTGGAATATCAACACGCTGCACCATTTCTGAGGGCTTCCCGGGGAGTGCGTACCAACCGAAAGCTTGGGGCTGGTACGTCTGGGGCTGGAAGTCGTCTGATTCGGCACCATTATAGTACTGCATCCCAAGTGAGCGAAGTGTCCGGTTCTCAACCATTTGTGAATACCACACGTCAGCAATCTTATTTGCCGTTCTAATAATATCCCCTGTCCCATCTGAGTACCAATCCTGTCGCTCTAAGTCATCAGCCCAGGTAGTATACGGGTAATGGTCCCGCCAGTAGTGATCTTTTGTGACCCCCATGATCGACTCGAGCGGTTTTTTCATGAGAATCTTCATTCCGTCAGCAACGACATAAAGAAAAATCTGCTTCGGGTGAAATCCCCCATTCCCATTCGGTTCATCTTCCCGGTAGACAAAATGCAAAGAGAGTTCAACATACGTTTCTCCTAAGACTGGGGAATCAACATCTGATACGCCTAAGTCACTGAGCTTTTGATTCTTCTCAATAAGCATCTGCTCGTTTTCCTTGGCTTTAAGCAGTCCTTTTTCTGTCGCGTGGTAGAGTTTTAATTCCTCGATCGCATCAATATAGTAGTCCCTATTCCGCTCAATGGTTGCTAAAGGAACGAAGATATGATTATGAATCAAGTATCGTGAAGAGTGAAGATTAAACGGATCAACGTAGCGGGAAACGAGAATATCCATCGGATCAGTGACGGTGAAAACGACTTTACCATTAATAATCTGCATCTGCATGTATGACCGACCAAACATTAAGACCTGCTTCTTATCAATAATGTCCTGCAGCTCTAAGTTGTTATCCTCAACCACTTTTTTCCAGTATTCATTCTTGAAAATTTCAGCATCTTTGTTGTTGTCTAAGTTCTTATAGTGGAGTACCGGCATATCGTCGATATCCTTCATAAGCGTTCTGATTTGATACTTCATGAGGGGAACGTGGACTGACTGTCTTTGCGTTAAGCGGTTGATTTGCACCTTATCCCGGTACAGCGCATACGTTTCATTCCAGTCGTCATGTCTGCGTTCGCGGTAGTTATACCCGTCAGACTGGTTCAATTTCAGCATTTCCAGCTCGGGGTCGATTTGTTGTAGATTCGGCGATTGCTCGGCCATGTGTCAATAGTAGTAGAATATTTACTTCCAATGCAAGTGTTAGGAAATAATACCTTCAATACGAGGAAGGACGCCACCAACTGAAGTAGGCATAGTGAAGGTTGCTGTCTTCTGCACTAACATGAAGTACATTCGCATCAGCATCATGTCACCAAAATCCGGGGAACGTCCAAGTGCTTCCTTAATTTCATCCTTCGGTATCAATTGCAGGGGAGATTCTATCGGTGTTTCTTTTTTCTTCAATTGCTGCAGATCCTCAATAATCATTTCTTTTGTTGTCTCATCAATATCAGCAGTGATCGCGACTTCATGTTTCATAATTGCCTCAGCGAGCATAAAACCACACTGCGATCGAAGATTCTTATAATTATCTTTTCTCTTCCCATCTTTCTCTTTCTTGTCCTTAATCGGCAGTGGTGTCGAGTTCCCAACAAAACCCTTCATGCCCCGGACGATATCAACCAGACCACCACCAACACCGTCATCATCAGCAACCGCTTGTGAGTATGGTATCATTTCAGTACGCAATTCCTCTTTTACATCACTTGCCGTTTGATCAATGCCCCGATGCTGTTTCCATTGGATCTTATACAGATTCATTCCTCGCCAGTTCCCAAGCACAATCTTATCCGACCCATACCGCGCTACGTCACCGGTGAAATACTTTCCTTGCTGTGATTCGGCCGGGAGGGTATTCGTGAAAAGGTCAATGATCGCGTCATATGTGAGAAGACTGTTATCCCCCGATGCATATTCCCAGAGACCCATCTTAAGACGCGCTCGTAAGACCGGATCATCGATTTCCTCAAGTCGCTTCTCAGCTTCTTTTGCCGTATACGGATTATCTTTATAGAGTGCTTGGACAAATGCATACCCCTCTCTCAATGCCCCTTTTCTCCACGGTTTATAAAAAATGCGATATAACCAGTTTTGTTCAGGATTGCAGGTAATTAAAAGCTTTGCCGGGTTTAACCCATACTCATTATTCATCCAGCGTCCAATACGAGACTTTAGGACATCAAATGCGAGGAGGTGTACTTCTCCTGCTTCTTCGATCCACCCACCGGTATACTCAGTTGAACCGAAACGCTGAAACTGTGGGTCTGAGGGATTATACTTTAAATCAAGAAGATCAATACGTGACCCGTGACTGTCAAAAGTGTCACGAGTTTTACAATCGGGAAGGGTGCAGCGGAATTCAATATAATGATACTGACCATTAAACTTCCAGTCTTCGGGCGGGATCTTATGATAAATACAAACCTTCCGAAACGTGGCATATGAGGAAGCCATGAGGCGCGTTAATTCATTACGACCAATGAACCACTTCGTACCCGGATACCGGTAACACATGGTAAGTAGCCACTCAGCCCCAAGCCATGACTTACCACCCTCAGCCCCACCACCAAAGAGAATAAAGCGTGTTATCTTATCCCAGAGAAGCGTATAAGCGTCGTGCTGCTTAAGCGTTGGTTTGATTATCGGTTCTATCTGTAACATCCTCGGGAGTGACGTACCTGAACCCTACGACTTGTGCTACCTTCTCACCCTTACTCGTGAGATCAAGCTTATCAGTCACGCGTGATTTTACCTTATTCCACTCACGAATCGCAGCAACCTTACTTGGCAGTTCTTCGCGCTGTCTGATAACGTAGGCCAGCTCTGCATCGACAATCTCCTCAGTAATAGCCCCTAGTAACTCAGCAACACGCGAGGCAACATTAAGATTTGTTAATAACTTAGAGGCAGAGGCAGCAGCGGAGTTGTGCTGCGCCTTATCATCAATGTTCATCCCATAAGCGAGCATATAACTAAGCTTTCCGTTCCCGAAATACTCATGACTCGTTGCATATAACTGACAAAATAATTCCTGTTTTTCATTCAGCTTCGGTCTTACCTCTTCCTCGATTTGTTTCTCCAACTCATACAACTTCGTTAACGCTTCTTTAAACTTTGGTCGTGCGAGTTCGTTGGTTGGTTGCCCCTTCTCGTCTTTCTTCTTCTTATCAGCCCACGCCCATACAGAATATAAATCAGTTCCGATACGAGTAGCAAAACCTTTTACGGTAGGTTTTATTTGCTGCTTCCTGCAGTCTTCAATATAGAGGTCAACTTCGGGGGTAAACTTAAGGTCGAATTTTACCGGGGCACCGGACGGGGGTGTTTCATTCATAGTGTGTCTCGTCTCCTTTTACGGAGGTTAGAGCTAATAAAGCGTAGCAAACAAAACACCCCCTATGCAAGTGTTTTATATGCCCCGGAGCTGAACGTAAGACTGATACTTCGACAAGAGCTGTGCTCGCCGAATGTAGTTTTTCCGTATCAATCCATCAATCGCAGTCGTTATCGAATGCTTCTTGATTCCCTGTTCACTCATCGTCGCGTAGATCACCGTTCGTGGGACAGGTTTTTTCTCTTTCTTCACCCATGAGTCAATAAAACTCATGATCGTATGTTGTAGATCGTTCATTGATTCGTTTCTTCACCTCCTCTCAGACTTCAAAAAAAAGTATTGTTGAGTATTTCACGAGAAACATTCGACGTTTGATCTTATAAATATCGGTTCGCACGCCGGTTTTTGAGTCTTCAACACAATATCGATTAGGGAACTCTTTGCGATAGGTGAGGTTGTAGTAGGCGAAATCAGCGACATAGAGCACTGGTTTTATCTCGCCATACTGAGGATGGGTGTCTCCTTTACAGAGGACAAACGGAACTTGTTTCTTAAGATCTGATATCTGCCCGGCTTTTTGATAAAGGAGGAGTTCGTGCCACCGGATCATTTCGTTTTTCGACGCAAAAAGCGTCCCGTCTATATCAGTACGCTCTTCTTTCCGTGTGACTGATATCCGTGGATCGCCTTTATGTCCATTCAGGGCAGAGTGTATTAATTGCTTGACGCGTTTTTGTTTTCCCTCTTTTTGTAACGCCTGAATGATTCGTTTATCCATACCGGGATTCCCGGTCTTGTACTCTTCGGGCAGATTCATACGTTCCTAAAAGCGAGCTAAGGGATTCCTCCACATAGCTCGCCTCATCTATTATTGCTTACGCTTTGACAATTTGGCAACGGTATTAATTTCATATACCTCACCATTTAAATCAAATTCACGCTGACCGGTTTGCCGGTAGACTTCGAGTGCGTATTCAGAGACTTCCGATCGTTTCTCTTTCAATTCATTCTTCAATTCCTTCAAACGAGTCTTAAGTGAAATCACCTCAGGCGTTCTCTCAATAATCGCTTTCACTTCTTTTAATGGTTTGCCTGCTTCTTTCGCGCGCTCTTCTTGACTATGATACTCAGCATTATTCTTAAACGTATCTGTCAGCATCTCAGTTGCTACTTTTATCTGTTTCTGCAGCTCGCTAATTGAACCTGTTTTCTTCACCGCTAAGGTCTGCATATCAAAAAGCGTCATCTGCTCGTTTCTCTGCGTCGCATCCTGCATATCAAGTGTTTGAAATCCTTCCTGTGATATTGTGTCATCCATATTACTCACCTCCCCTCATAGAAACTATTTTCCTACGCTTTCTGCGTAGTAACTGCTTTCACAGCAAACATGACTGCTGTCTCTAAATGTGTCCGCGCAATCGCCATACAACGCGCTCGTTCTGATCGCTCCTGTGCTGGGTCTACAATACTATTCATTTTATTAAGTAGAACTTCAGCTAATTCTTTTACCTCCACCATCTGAGCCTTTTGCTCGTCATCAAGTGGTGTATATGTCTTTCTAAAAATATCTTCCATTACTTATCACCTCCTCTCACATCGACCACATATATCTACAACAAGTCTGACACTGCCATAAACCTACGTGTAAATGATTCCGGTGTTCTTCGCCTATTAATTTAATCATCTTCTCTTTATCAACAATTTCGTACTTTGGCCTAGTGCATCTGCACCGTTTTACCTTTGGCAATCTCATATGTCTTTCAGTAGTTCCGGATTCTCATATTTGTTTCCAATCACCTCTAAAATTAGAGAATCATTTTCGCGACTTCTTGCTGCATCAAATTGGTATCCATACACATCAGAACACTCCCCACAATTCCATTCTCCAAATGTTACCTCCTGATTATCACCGTATCCATTTTTAACAACATCCCCCTCATAAATCTCTTTCCCGTTCTTATCCTTCAGTCCGGTGTATTGCATGAGAGTATATCTATGCTCTCTCAACCAATTATTATCGGCGTAGTACACCTCTATGCCGACGACCATTTCATCTTTTAATTTATCCCACGCCCTGAATTTAATCTCTCTCAAAACACCCTCCTACACTCTATCCTGTTATAGATCCCCATTGCCTCAATTTTATCGAGTGCTAATTCACGATCGCGACAATTCCTGCATTCAAGGAGCATAAATCGTCCCTTGCGATCAATTAAGCGTACCTTGTGTCTGCCGTATGCAATTGATGGTTCAACTTTCTTCATAGGACTATATTTACTCAGTAACTTCTTCAGACGAAATGACGTAATAAAAACAAGATCATTTAAGTAATAAGTAATCATTTGGTTCTACCTCCTCATAGCCCATACTGCGTGCTTCCCGGTCAATCGTCACAAATGATGATCGCTGTAGTATCCGCTCTTCAATAAGCAGGTTCTCCCGCTTCACGTCTTTTAACGCTTCACGAAGTGATGCGAGTTCTTCTCCTTTCGTCACGTTGTAATTCTCAACAATTACGTTAATGAGATTCATGAGGATAATCGTGATCCCCAAACCGAAGACTAAAAAATCGCGTTTATAAATAATCATATAACCTCTGAAATATAAAACTTTCCTTTAACCCCACAATGCTCAATCTCTTGGGGCGTGAGTCGTATTCCCTTGTCCCGGTATTTGAGTGCAACCGTACTGCACCGAGGACAAACAACCGTTATCTCGTAGCATTTCCGAATCGGATCAAATGCCTGACTTGTATACCACTCCTGCACCACGTCATTCGGCCACGAGTTAAAGGGCTTGCGCTCTATATATGGCGTCACGGCCTCAGACAGACTCTTTCCATACGCGCCCCGTGGTAATTTCGCTGGTTTCACAAATCGTTTATTCATGGTAATTTTGTAAGTTTCTCCGCTCGCTCGTCGTCTTCTCCAAATGTTTCCCCACCCATTCTTCTATGCTCAACATAATTTACCTTCCCGCAGCTCTCGCACGTATGCGCTGAGATAAGCTGCTTATTCTCCTTAAGCATTTCTAGATACTCTTCATCAAGCGTAACGAAGAAAGGATCATTACAATAAACGCATTCAGTTTGAATCATAGTATTCTTTAGTGATAGAGACAGCTTCCTACATATAAGAAGCTGTGTTCATCCCTAAAAAGGAATGTCTTCCGGATCTATAACGTCTCCTGCTCCCGGCGCGGGTACAGGATCGGGTTCGTCCTCATGCTCCGGTTTCTCAGGCGTACCGGCAACCGTTATCTCCTGGGGTTCACCCTGAACCTCAATGTTGGTAATAATTTGATCTGAGCGCATTTTTGCTTTTTCTGCTGCTCTTAAGAACATATTGAATTGTTCTTTATCAAGAATGATATCGGGGTTCCCGTTCTCATCCCTAACAATCGTGTATTTCGGGACGCGCTTATACCCATACTCTTCCGTTTTAATTTCCTCCGTTGTTATTTCAACAACGATCGAAAACATCGGATATCCTGCATCTGTATAGTTTCCCATCTCCTTGCCAAAATCCCACAGCGGTCTCAGCTTTAGACCATTCGCGTACATAAAAAACGGGAGCATCCGTTCTCCGGCTACGATAATACCCGCAATAAGTTGATTATATTGCAGCTTCTCTTTCCCCGTCTCTTTATCAGTCTGCTTTACCCTAAACCCTCGACTAATACTGAGGATGTGGCAGTTAACAGTATCAAACGCCTCTTTCGTTGCGCTGTAATAGAACTGTCCTTCCTTGGGTCTCGTTCCATCAAACAATTCGTTCATACTATTTGAGGCATGAATTCTCAGATACGGTATATTACCACCGAGATTATCAGCATTGGTTTTCGCATGTCTTTTATACATTTCAGCGAGTTCCGGGTCATCCTTCAGTTTTTGAAGCTGCGATTTTACCTCAGCTTTCATAACTTCCTTCTGCTCTTCTTTTTCTTCAACCTCTGCTTTCAGTTTTTCAGCAGTCGCACGCGCTTTCGCTAATCCATCATTATTCATCCATTCTCACCTCCTCTCATGACTTGTCTCTTAAATTCATCATACTGTTTCCGTGAGTGTTTCAGATTAAACCCTTTATAGGTGATCTTCCCGTCTTTTGTGATACAGAAGTCACCGCGTTCGTTTCTGATGAACCGGTACTCTGAACCTGAATTGGTAAATTGGTCAATAACTACTTCACTCATAATTGTGTACTTCTTTATAAAAAATAATCACTGAATAGTAGGTGATTCCCTCATCCTTCTTTTCAAGTACAGCATACTTCCAGTCGTTTATCTGTACTGCTCTCTCTAAGCCTTCAAACCAGTCAGTAATATTTTTTTCAATTGTTATTAAACTTAAATTTTCAAATGTTTTTACTTTCATATTAGACTCCTAATTTCCGTCCACATGTCCAGCGTTCAAAGGTATACCCGTTTTCTTTAAAGATCTGATACGCAATCTCAACGTTTACTTTATAGTTGAGCAGGAACTTATATTGTACCTTCTGCCAGTATTCATTGATCTGGAATACCCCGGTGTCGCGTGACCCGGCGGGAGAGTTCCCAGCGGTATTAACTGCATTCGGATTGAGTGACGCATTCTCACAGGAGAGAACAAGGAAGGCCTTGTCACTGTGTTCACCGAATACTTCTTTAATATACTCGGCGATCTCCTCGCGTCCTGCCGGAACTTCAAATTTCGGGGTAGGTGTGGGTGTAGCAGTAGGCGTTGGTGTTGCAGTGGGAATGATCCCGACTGATGCTTGTACGGGGGAAATGATAAGTGGTTCGGGGGCCTCAACGTGTTTAAAGACTCCGATTGAGATTAAACAGAAACCAACAACAAAGAAGATATCCCAGATCGTTGCGTGTTTTAAACCCGCTTTGCGCTTTACTTCAAAAGGATGCATAATTTTTTTCTTTCTCATAAGGTTCTTTCCGGATCATAAAAACGAGGTGATGCGAGATATCGGGCA